GCAGCATACCTTTTTACGTCCACAATTTTTTGGGTAGCAGACGAGCATCTAGTTTTACATCTTGATGCAAGATGAAGAATCGTCGCAGGTCGACGAGCGGTATCAAATGGCCCCGTGTCACGGTCACACGGGATTAACTTCAAGCTGTAAAAACACTACATGCATTGAGCGTTCCAAAATCCTCCACAAATTTACCCACGCTTCTTCTTTGCCTTTGGCTTCTTGGCAGGAGCCTTGGGCATGACAACGACTACTTCAGCCTTGGGCCGCCTACGCGGTCCAGGCCGAGGTGCCGGTGCCTCAAGGCGGATAGGTGGCACTTCGGCTGCATCAGCTGCACCAGCTGCTGCCCCACCACCACCGCCTGATCCGCCGCCCTTCTTCCTTGATAACCCAACGGCTTCAAGAACGGGACCCGCCATAGGTATCATTTTCGTTACGAGTGGCACAGCAGCCTTCACGGCTGTACCAATGGCATTGAGAATTGTACCAAACGAGTTCCAAGAGGAAGGGTAGACGGTACGATTCAGTTCAGCTAGAGCAACGTGATACATCTCAACGATCTTCATCGAAGGGATAGCAGCCGGTTTAGTGAACTGAAGTACAGGAGAAATCTCCTGCGGAATGTACTCGAGCCCCATGTGGACGCGTACCGTGATAGATGCTTGCGTAGCAAGACCACGGCCGATAACAACCGCTGTCGAGACCGACATGAGGTTGGTATCCCACGCATCAACGAACGGGGCCTGGAGAGAGTTACTCTGAACAAGGCCCTCAATGTCAAACACAGTGGCAATGGTCGCATTGCCATTGGGTCCGAGATTCGAGAGGGGCTGGAACAGAACAGGGAAGTACCCAGGCCCATTGGCACCGTAGCCGGCCATGACAATTGAATTGTCCCGAGTGCCTGCTCCGGTAATGTTGCCGAAGTACCGTGAGAACAAATCCCCAACGGTAAGAGGGGCAAAGTCAATGGAGGGATTAAGATAGCGCCCAGGAATGTAGGCGCCATTACGAAAAGGCCACCCAACCGACTGAGGGTCAAGCATAGCCATATTCGTTTCGGAAAGGGGTATATCGACAAACCCCTTACGAAAACAGGCTACGTTGTTACCAGCAAGTGGTAAGTACGTAGACGCTGAATACCCATACAGCATCTGAGACGCACTAATGGTAGGCGTCCGAGAGAACGACCCAGCATAGATCGTCCCCTGGTCATAAAGACTAGAAGCAACAGGGTAAACCGTCAGACTGGCGTAGCGACGCCTGACTGCGGTATAAAGACCGGTAGCTCGCACAACATAAGGTTGTACGCCAGTTGGAGGCAGCCCGTATGCAATATCAGAAAGTACTGCAGGCGTAGAGTTGACAGACGCATTCAAAGTCTGCGTAGCCAACGTTTGAATAACGAGACCACCGTCAAGTCCGTTATTAGCGGACACACCGGCAGACGCGAAATTCACTCCAGCTCGACCAGCCAAGGCGATGGCAGCAGTGCAATCGCCAGGCGGTTGGATGATGCAAAAATCCCAATCCGCTGTGACCCCAGTAGGGCATGCCACATTCATCTGCACAGTGTAATCGGGCAAGATCACAGCTGCTTGTGCAGAATCAGGAATGGGACCGCAAGAACCGGTCCAGGCAGGGTGAAGAGTTTTCACCAGCCAAGTGACAGCAGAGGAAGCTGTCGGGGAATCGATGCCACCTACCGTAAGGCGGCGAACGATATCGTCATAGAGAGGTGATCCCGAGAGGGAGGGGAAGGAAGTCGTAGAAGACGACGCCATAGTTTTCCACTTTGTGTTTGGGGTCATGGGGCCCCGTGCACAATTCGGCAGGGGAGATCAGCCAAATCAACTTCATCTATCAAGTCAACAAACGGATGACGGAAGAAACATACGGGCGGCAAAGCCAGCAAGTAACTTTCCAAGTGCAGCACATCGGCTTCGCAAAAGCCATAGCGACGGCAAAAGCTAGCCATTACCACACAATCAACAGTTGACCCAACCACCGAAACGAAGTTAAGATACCTCTTTGGTGCAATAGTGGTATCAATTGGTAAATCTCTCCGCATCCTTCTTAACAACACACGCACAACCGGTAAGAAGCCACAATTCGCTTCAATACCCTTTGCAACAGCGTTAACATAAGAAAGGATCTTCTTCTTCGGGGGATCGATAGCCAAACACAACTTGTTCAGCAATCTACCTGGTTTTGGTACGAAAGCAGTACGACCGCTAGCTACCTCAAACCAACAACCCGATATAAACGACACATGACGCCAGTCCGCAAACTTCCTTGCCTCCGGCAGGAATCCATATTGACTTTCAATTGCCGCAACAGCGGAAGACTGAAAGTCAGTATAACTGTACGCCAAAGCATCGTCACCCATGATAAGAATGCCGCCTTCCAACCCAAGCTCAACAAAAGCCTCAAGCATCACCGCTGCATTGATGATAGAATTCCCAATGGTTGTGTCACAATGCCCTGATTTTGTGCCACACCACTCCCTGAAGCGGAGTCGACCCCACTTTGTTTTAGCGGTGCCAATAACGGAGCGCGAACGCGCAGCGAAATCGGCCATACCAACACTGTAGTTACGATACGCCCTGATCTTCAAATCAAAAGCCTCATCACCTACAGTAGCATCAAACCGCTTAAAATCACGTTCATAGAACCAAACCTTGCGTCCTCCAAAAGCAACATCGTCCATCCAGGCAGCCAAATCAACTGAGTTCATACCACAAGCAATGTCAATATCAACCCCTTTGAAATCATTAAGCGAACTACTAGCACAGCAGAAAGCTTTCTGAAATATGAGAAACTCACGAGCAAACAGCTCCTGAGTAGACATATTGGCGTACGATTGGATCATTCGAGCTTTCGAAGGAAAAGAAATGCTCACCTCACGCTTGACAAAACACTTCACTCTATCAGGACAAACAACATCCCAATTCACTGAGTGAAGTATCTGACGTCGTTTGGCTTCCGGCCACCGAGCAAGCCAAGTGTCAAACAACTTCGAGTATTCGGCTGAAGCACTTCTCACAATGGGTTCAAGACGGGTGAGCCACTCTACCGCATGGGAAAATTTGCGCAAGCAAGGCGGCCGTTCACACAAATGACGAAGGCACACCGCATTCATCAAATTGCAAGCACAGCTGCGACAGACAAATCCAGAACCAGAGCTAATGCCACACAACGTGGCACCAACCTGGATTGTCCGGTCACAAACGGAAGGTGGCGTAACCATCAATTTATGACATGCATCCACAACTAGCTTAGGGAATCCCAAACAGGTGGTCAGTCCAACAGACCCCATAGGATACTCAACAAAGCCATAACCCATGCGACTCACCAAATGTGGGTCGAATCCGCACGTTTGCTATCCACTCCGCCCGAAAAGCCACCCGCTCACCCCGCCACCTGTAAAACGTTCGTTAAACCAGCGGGGCAAGACGGATCGCCAAGCGGCATGAGCGCGCTGCGCAGGCAAGGCACGAAGCCTGCCCACAACCGCAGCGTGAGACCTAAGCGAATTCCCGAGCTCACGTGAGGCATACAAAACAGCATTGTACACCTGAGGAAACGGCGAGTCGCCAAAGCGGCGCGACATTGACGCAACAATAGTTGCCACGTGAGCATCATGATTTGCAACAGGCCCAGGTGTCGCCACCAAAGGCCTTGCAGCAGCAAGGAGTTCAGCGGAGGGGACAGCAGCTTGGACAGGCTCTGGGGGGGTGCCCATGGCAACGGCGACGGCGTGTTCGACAACTCGACGTCTCCGCGACCTGCGCACCCTCCGAATCAAACGCCTAACGTGGTGACAAGCATTGTCATACCCTGCAGCAATGAGATCGTACAACCAACATGCCAGACCACCAAACAAATGGACCACCATGTAGATCAACGCCTCAGACAGGAACCACGTCAGCCATACGGCAACTGCCACCCAGATCACAGCAACAATTGCCCAGACCTTAGTGCAGAACGCTATACAGCATGCCCAAAAATACCCCAGGATATGAGCGAAGCTAGCATCAGGCCCCAACGGCTGAGGCCTAGCTACGCGACGGCGCCTAGGACGACGCGATCCTGAGGAAGATGAAGACGGTGTGCTCAAACGACGGCGAGCAGTACGTGAATGACTACGACCACCAGGTACGTAGGCATACGGTGCTGGACGCCGCTCTTCTTTTGGTGCCCCGTCTGCCTTCATGCATTCGGGGATCGGTCCACCAGGCGCGCCGGCAGAACCTGCTGCTACAGCAGGCTCCGCGGCCCTACCCTTGTCGATAGGAATGACAGGCGGAGGAGCACACCCCGCCGCCGCACCCGCCTTGGGACTGAAACCACCATTACTAGAAAGACTACTCTTCCTAGTAAGAGCACGTGAAGTTCCAGAACTAGATGAACTAGAACTAGAACCACACAATGACGCGAGCGGTCCCGTCCGCCTACGCTTAGGGCGCTCACGTCTAGGGGTCAAACCCCTCTTTGCCGACTTGTCTCTACGTGTCACACAGGGACCTTGTCCCTTGGGTGACACATGGAAACCGTTTGACGTTGATGATGTGGTGGAGTGCTTTTTCCCACTATCAGAGGAACGCTGACAACGGCGGTCGGCCTTGCCGCCCACCCTCAATTCAGCGACAGCGGTGGAACAACTAGAGCCACAACACGGCTCTGGATCACCACCACCCCCAGCACCCTCATGCTCTGCAAGTTCGCAAAAATACTTTGCAACAGCCATAGCATGCAATCGTGCTGCAGCCCTCTTCTCCGCTTGGGAACCTCGATGCTTCGGCGGCCAAACATGAGGCGGGTCAGCGGTGGAATCAATGCGGAATGACACTTGTACACCATCAATCACCTGAGTGACCAACAGGTTACGAAGATCCGCAGACACAGCTACTGCAGGTTTTGCCTCAGGCACAGGATGTTCTTGCGGTAGAACCTCCCCCTCCTTAACGGCACAACAATCCACCCGAACGAGTTCTTGGGCCGCCACAACACGGCGACTAGGTTCGTAGGGGGGAAGCACAGCAGTAGAATTCCACTCGTCAATGGCTACGTGTTTCTGGTCACGGGAGTACAAGTACTGCCCGTCGCCGCGCCAGAAGAAGTTTCCTCCAGGACGGTCACGGCACTTACACTCTGCAAGAGTGTGAGTACAACCAGAGATGCGATCGCGCATAGTGCCCACAAAACATGGGTCACCATTAGCGTGCTTGCCCCTTCGGCGCTTACCAATAAGCAGCTTACTAGGGGCATTGATGACGAAAACAGCCTGACCACCACGGAGCTGAATATTTTCCAAGTCTGACGCTACGGAATGTATGGTATACAACACATACAACACATCCGACGTGTCATTCTTAACCCTTTCGACAAAGGTATATTCAGATCCAAGAGCCGATAAATCAACCGGCTCACACTCCTCCTCAACAACAACCCGTGCAGCAGGCGCGACTACCGGAGGCGGTACATACGGCACTGCAGGTCCTGCTCGTGCTTTAAGTACCGCCTTCTTCTCGCCTGCTGCGCGTAGAAGCCTTTGGGTCCAACTGACCAGATCCACATCCCTCAGGTTTTCAACAAACTCCGAGGCAATAGGAACTGCGAAGGATGGTGGATGCGCCCGAATGGGCGCCCATTCCTTCTTCCAGTTGATCCACTCCTGCTTGGTGATGCGTGAGTTCGGACGACGTAACTTCACTACAACACCAAACAACTCTACACGAAGTATCTTACCTTTCGAAACTTTCCGCAAAGGTGGAAACAACACACCGTAGAGGGCTTGTTTTGCCAAACCACTGATGATACCGGCTTCCGTAAAGCCAGTCGCATCAGCCTCCAGAACCGGCAGGTCCTCTGGAGTGTACCAATCCTCATCGTATCCGCCAAAAACTGGAGGGCGAGATTTGTGGCGAGG